AGCCTTGTTGGCGGTCATTACACCACGATGGATAACGCCGCAGAAATTTGCTTTGACGCGTCACGCAAAGCCAAAGCTTCAATTCGCGTAATTTAACCTTCCACCACTTGGATTAAAATAAAATGACACTTACATCAAACCTAACACGCAATCAGATAATCAAAAAGGTGGGTAACCCACACCTGAATCTGTACGCTGGAGAAGGTTATTTCTATTTCGTCTTCGATAATGGTGAAATTAATGATTACGCAGATCACAGCATCTATGTGTATCGCCTCAATCATATGTCTTTAAACCAGTGGATAAATGAGGCTCAAACATTTTTAAAAGGGATCGCACAATGAGCGGCGCAACAGCACAGGACTTCAATAAGTGGACAACACACGCCTAATCAACAGGGGCTTCGGCTCCCACCAATTAAGATAATCCAATAGAATAAAAGGAGAAGAAATTGCCTTATGCCGAAATGAAACACATTTTCAAAACTGGCCATATTACTTGGGAATTAGGAAAAACAACTTATTCTTTAAGTGCTGGGGAAGCAATTATCAAAAATGATAAAAGGAAATTATTTACGGGTGTGATTAGGTCAGGCGGGGGGCATATGGGTACAGAATTAAGAAGATTGGCCCATGAATTTGATTCTAGAGAAGATGATTTAAAGGATAAATAATTTACTAATTTAGTTAACACCGAGCCAAAGGGAGACCAAAATGATTGATTATGAAGACGTAATAATTTTTATTGTGCTGGCCGCTGCAAGCGTTGGCTGGATATGCGCAGTCTCAATGGGGTGGCTGTAATGGCCAAACCAATACGAGACAGGTCAGACCAAAAAAGCGATTTTCAACTTTTAAAAGAAAAAATCCGCAACAGTCAAACAGCAACTCTTAGATACCGAAAAGATAAAACAATAACATTAAAACAAACGCCGCCATGGGAAAAAGAGGACACGAAAAATGGTTAAATGGGATTTATCACCGCTAGAGAAAGAGCCGACAATTAGCTTATACGTTGCCAGCGTGAAACGCAAAGCTGATATTATCAGAATGGACACAGAGCGAAATTCATCAAGCATGACAACCAAGCAGCGCGCAGAAGAAATCATGGCGCTGTGTGACGCCTTAGAGCGCATTCTAAAGGGCGAATTGTTATGAGTGACGCGCTAAAGCAAATGAAGGAAATGGCCAAGAAAGAAAACGAACGGTTAAAACGCAGCTTAAAGGGGAAAGACGAAATAGATAAAACGGACTCTGTTAGATGGAAAAAAGAAGCCCTGTATAGTAAGATAAAATATTTAATGCGAAAACATGGCGCGCTGACACGCGGTGATCTGTCCACAATGATACCGCAAGACCCATGTCGCATAAACAAGGCTTTGCGTGTCATGCTTGTAAAAAACAGCGTGATGGTTGCGGAAGTCATAGATGTGGTTCCTCTGTATCAATTAACCGGGCAGCGCGGCGGTATTGCATATAAACACGTAGGCCGTTAACGGAGTGTGAGCTTACTGTTAACAATCGGAGAGAGAAATGGAAATAGAGACCAAGCAGCTAGGGTCACGCATCCGCATAAATGTGTTCAACGCGTTGCGCGCGTTATCCAAGCAGGAACGCATAAGCATGACGGCGCTGACAGAGCGCGCAATTGTGCGGTTGCTTGATGAATACCACATCGAAATTAAGCGCGACGTTTGACGCAGATAAAGCAAAGGTAAATTAATGATTATTACATGCGGGATTGATTGCGGATACAGAACAGGCGGCGTGGCGTTAATCGGTGACGATTGGGCGGAGGTTCACGACCTACCAGTGTATTCAGAGGGAGGCGTTGATGTTACAGCGCTGACCGACATTCTGATCAGCGTTGATCGCATCGACCACATATGGATTGAACGCCAACAGGCGATGCCAAAGCAAGGCGTTAGCAGCACGTTTAAACTTGGCTACGCATACGGCCAAATCGTAACAACCGTGGCGCTGTCCAAGGTGCCGTATTCTCTGGTTACGCCTGTCAGTTGGAAGCGCAGCATGAACCTGCCAAAAGATAAAGACGCTGCACGCCGCATGGCGCAGCAATGGTTTCCAGCGCTGGCGTCAAACTTAAAACGAAAGAAGGATGAACACCGCGCGGAGGCTCTGTTAATCGCAACATATGGAAGGGGGAAAGTATGACTGATTTTTCAGGATTATATGACAAGTGGGAGTTAATATAATGACCGTATATTACGACATGACCAACGAAGAATACCACTCGAGCGACGCTCTTAGCGCGTCAGGTGCAAAAACAATCGCTATGAAATCGCCTGCTCATTACAAGTATGAGGTGCGCAAAGCTAATCCGGCATGGGATTTGGGAACCGCAGCGCACACTCTAGTTTTTGAGCCGCATTTAGCAAACTCAGTCTGGATAGGTCCAGAAACAAGACGAGGCAAGGCTTGGACAGAACGCAAGGCAGAAGCAGAAGAAAGTGGGGCGCTGCTACTAACCGAAGGTGATTATAAGATTGCAAACGATATGGCAAACGCCGTTCGCGCAAACAAATCATCGGCGGAGCTTTTAAGCGGCGATCTTATCTGCGAAGCCAGCGTATTTGGCGTGGATGCTGTGACAGACGTGAAAGTCAGATCACGTCCAGATGGTTGGCGCAAAGATATTGCGGCCATTATTGATCTCAAAACAACCATATCGCCTGATCCAGAAGGCTTCGCCAAGCAGGTTGCGCAGTTTGGCTATCACATCCAAGAGGCGTTTTACCGCCGCGTTATGGCCATTGAAGGCCACGAAATAGACCGCTTTATATTTATATCTGTCGGCAAAGAAGCGCCTTACCCTGTCGGCGTTTATGAACTTGATTGGAGGTCGCTTCAGGAAGGCGAAGCGGCCACGAAATACGCGCTAGAGCAATACTCAATAGCGTGTAATAAAAACGTCTGGAGCTACAATTTCGGAGATTTGCAAACGCTGCAAATTCCGAGCTGGGCGTTTAAATTCACCGCGCTGTAAAGCGCACAACACAGGCAAACAACGTCAAAGGAGACAAACATGCCAATATCATTCGGAGAAACAGGCGACACCGCAGGCGCATATCTGCGCGTTAACCTTCCACAAAATCGCTGGACGTTAAAAGGCGACGGCGATGACCAAACTGTTGATATGGTCAAGGGAATTGCCATCGACATTAAAAACGTCAAATTCGGCTGGCTTAAAATCGCAATTGGAATGCGCGATTGGCAGGAATGGCCATCACCAGCGCAGCCAACAGCCAAACCGCAGGAAATCGACGCGGAAGGCAAGCTGGCCTACAAGCAAGGCTTTGACGTGGATTGCTGGTTATCCTGCGGCACTAAAGCGCAATTCAGCAATAATAGTTATGGCACGGGGCAATTCATCGCCAAGCTATACAATCAAGCGGAAGCGTCGCCAGAGTTTGCGCAAGGGCTAGTTCCAGTGGTTTCGGTCACAGCATCAACGCCAATCGTAATTGGAAAAGGCACGTCATACGATTTAGGCTTTACCATTACCAAATGGATAGCAGCCCCAAAAAGCAATGCACCAGCACCAGCACCAGCACCTGCACCAGCACCAGCACCAGCACCGCCAGCAACAGACGACGACTTTGCATTTTAGAATAAATAAGTCATAAGCGCGCTCACGTCCGCCGAGGCGGGCGTGAAAACAAAAAGGGGAAACATAATGACTGGGACTTTTAAAAACATTATTGATGGAAAAATGGCCGAATACGCAAAGCCAAAGGGCAAAAATTGTCACGCCTGCAATGGTGATGGCCACATTGAATATGACGTTTATAAACAAGCAAACTTTAACCGCGACATCGGATACATTGATACGCAGCGAAAAATCTGCGTTGTGTGCAATGGCGGCGGTGTTGATGAATGAGCCACCAATATTTTAGAAAGGTAAGAGAAAGCGCTGTTGCAGACATCTCATCCGCTGGTCAAGGCAGGCGCAATGAAGCGTTGAACGTGGCTGCGTATTCACTCGGTAGGCACGCTCATCTGGACGCGGCAAACATAGACAGTACAATCATAGAAATGCACGCAGCAGCAAAAGCAATCGGGCTGCAAGAGCACGAAATCAAAGCAACCATAGGCTCAGGATTTCAGCGCGGAAGCGAAAACCCAAAGTGCCTAGAAAACTCTGAGCAGGTGCCATTCCAAACGTCCGAAATGGACCGCCTGATCGCGCGCCTTGCAAGTAAAAATCTGCTAATACAGGACGCGGAAACCAAAAAGGAAAAGATCGCTAAAGCGCAGGCAGCGTGGGAAAGAAGCGTCCCCATATCCAGAAAAAACAAAGACGCGGTGCGCCCTGCCCTGCTATATCTTAACAGCAGAGGTCTTCGCGCCTCCGCTGCGGCGGGGATAGCGCGTTTCAGCCCCAGCCTATACGATGGGCCAGCAATCATATTCCCAGCAACCGATCCGCAGGGGAACGTCTGCGGCGTTCAGGCTGTGCTGCTCACACCGGACGGACAGAAGCGCGAACACAACAAAATCAACAAGTATTCGCGCGGATCGCTAACCGGAAACGTCATGCGCATTGGCAGCGATGAGCCGAAAACGGCAATCATTATGGTTGAGGGGCCGGAGGACGCCTTGAGCGTCCATCAGGCCGTGTCAGGTCACGCACCAGCGCAGATCATATGCACCTTTGGCAAGTCGGGCATGAAAACGTTTAACGTGCCACGGGCAAGCGATGTGACGATCTGCGCTGATCCAGACCTAGACGTTGAGGCGGTCGCGGAGGTTTTACGCGGAGACGGCTCAACCGACGTTCACGTTGTGCGGTTTGATCAAATGGGCAGCGACACGGCAAAAGATGCCAACGACTACCTGAGAGAGGCGGGAGAGGATAAGCTGCGCGAAGCGCTAACGCTGGCGAAGCCAATTCAGCAAGTGGCTCAGGAACGCGTGCAGGGAGAGAGACAATGGCCAACGGAATACGTCCACATCGATCCGGCGGACATCCCGGCGCGCAGGTGGATATATGGACAGCATTATATCCGTTCAAACGTCAGCGTATTAGCGTCGGCAGGGGGAGTTGGGAAAACGTCTCTGCAAATCGTGGAAGCACTGGCCATCGCCAGCGGAAGGCCGCTGCTGTCGGAGCCAGTACACGAACGCTGCGCTGTGTGGATCATCAACCTTGAAGACCCGCTGGAGGAAATGCAACGACGCCTTGTAGCCGCAATGATTTATTACGAGGTAACGTCGGAGGAAATCAGCGGGCGTTTATTTCTGGACGCGGGCCGCGATCTAAACATGATATTTGTCAAGCAGGACAGGGATGGAATTAGCGTCAATGACGAAATGCTTGACTACATGATTTCAAAGGTCACGAAAAACCAAATAGGCTTGATAATGATCGACCCGTGGGTCGGTGCAAACATGATCAGTGAAAACGATAACATAGCTATGAATGCAGCGGTGGGAGCGGTAAGAGGCGTTTGCGATGTGACCGACTGCGCGTCCAACCTATCGCACCATATACGAAAAACAAATGGAGAAGACGCAACAATAGATTCCGTCAGGGGCGCAGGGTCATTAGTCGGCGCGGCGCGTGCAGCGCGGGTCATAAATAAAATAAGCCAAGAGGAGGCGCTAAAACTGGGCGTGTCGGAGCACGAAAGCCAAGGCATATTCCGCATAGATGACGGAAAGGCAAACATGGCTCCGCCAGCAGCTAAAGCCGTCTATAGGAGATTAGTGGGGGTGCAATTACCGAACCAAGAATATGTGGGCGTTGTCACGCAATTCAAAATGCCCGACCTATTCGATGGCGTTACGGCCAAACACGCAATGGCCGCGCAGCGCATCGTCGGAAAGGCGGAGGAACATGGAGACCCATATCGAGAAAACATGCGGTCAAAACGATGGGTAGGGCTGGCAGTGGCGGAGGTGTTGAATATAGACCTAGACAAGCCGTCTATGAAGGCAAGGGTGAGGGCCATAGCCAATAAATGGCTGGCGACAAACGTGCTTAAGGTGGAGGCGTGGGCCGACAAAAGGGCGGGTAGAGAGGTTGCAATAGTGGCAGTTGGGGAGTGGATTACAGGCGAAGAGGCAGGCTTATAATGTTAACCACAGTGGTTGAAAAGGACTGTGGAATGCGTGCAGCACTGTGGAAACCCAGCCCAAACCACGCTCCACCACAGTGTACCCCCCCGTAGGGGGGGGACTGTGGAGGTAAGTGTGGAGTGTGGAAGAGGACTGTGGGGATTTTCAGTGTGGTTAACATTTAATTAGAAGGGGAGTTGTAGCATGGTTACTAAAACGAGAAACGGCGGAAAGCACATAAGAACGAAAAACACGTTTAAGGCGGGAGAGGCAATGGAGCCAGTGCCTCCGCAGGTCTGGGGATTGCTGGAACCGCTTTATAAGGTGGCGCGGGATAAGGTGGCAAAGTGGGGGAACGAATTACCGTCGCTGGTAACGCCAGCTTTGGCCGCAAAGTTTGAAGCGGCCTATCAGGCGCTTGAAAAGGCAACGCTGGAAAAGGACGAACAACGCGTCGAAATGATCGCAATGGGATTGCTTAAAGGCTGGCAAAGATTGGAAGACGAGGCAATGGCCGCTGGCCACAAGCCGCTTCCGCCGCACGCGTATTGCGTCGAAATGAACGATGAGCGCATTGTGTGCTTCGCGCTGCACGGAATGCTGGAGCTGCGAAAGAAGCATCCAGATTGGGTCGTGTACTCGTTTGAGGATGCCGCGTGCATCGTAAGCCAGCATTTTAGTAAAGAGTTTATAGAAACCGCGTTCGACGCGTTCCCAAACGCAAAAGTAACGCGGGTTCTCGGAGGTGATAAAGGCGCAATAGCCGAAGAACTTGAGGATGAAATCCCGTGGTAAAGCGAAACGATATTCTGCGTACAGCAGAAAACCTGATTTGCGGAGATAGGCAGGAGACTTATGGAAGCGCGAAAGTATCGCACGAACGAATCGGAAAAATGTGGGCAGCGTATCTTGGAGAACGACTGCATCAGCAAACAGTATCAGCCACCGATGTGGCAGCGATGATGGTGCTGATGAAAGTGGCGCGGGCCGCGTCGTCAACGCACAGCGATAATTGGGTGGACGTTTGCGGATATGCAGCGCTGGCAGCGGAAATGGAGGGTGGCGATGATACAGGCGATTAAACGCCGCACAGAGCTTTGTGATTGCGTTTATGCGGCGACCATACGTCAGAAGGGGAGAAGGGCGTGTGCGGGGGCTTATATGGAGCGTGGGAGGCGTTTTGGTGCCCCACGAGAGACACGGCGACGCTCAGACGCGTGGGCGGGTAACATAATACCCCATTTTATGTCAATACTTCTGACCTACTTTGTCAGCACACAACGGTATACAGTCGGTTTATATCGCGCTGGTTCGATGCCACGTTTGCCCGAATTGGGTTCCTGCGCGTGCCCTTTGTGGGTTCCTATCGCTAAGAAGATAAAAACATTCATATAAACAAGGGGTTTCGTGACAAAGTTCGATGCCTAGTGTGGGCATCGAACCCATTTTGCGGGGCAGGGAGCCGCCGGACCCCCCCCCGGCCGATCCGGCGGCGGGGGAGTGTGTGTGTGTAGGGAAACACGCACACGCCTTCCTCTTTCACGCCTTCCTCTTTCACGCCTTCCTCTTTCACGCCTTCCTCTTTCACGCCTTCCTCTTTCACGCCTTCCTCTTTCACGCCTTCCTCTTTCACACGCTCCCCCTACCCCGCCCCCTGCCCTTGCTTTTATGGCTCCCCCGCGCTAAATTTTCCGAAAATAGCGGAGTAGGGGGCATTATGGCGGGACGTGCATTACGCAAGCGGATATTAGCGGAGGTTGCGCACAAAGGCGGCGCGGATTGGTTATTTGACCAGATTGCGTCTGGCATTACGGTTGCTAAGATTGCGAAAGATTATGGCTGCACGCGGTCTTATGTGAGCCGCGCATTGAACAGCATTCCTGAGTATGCGGAGGCTTTAAGCGGCGCTCGCAATGAGGCTGCGGATGCTTTGGTTGAGGAGGGTTTAGAGATGGTTGATGGTCTTAGCGGGAAAAGCAGCACGTCTGAGATCGCCGCCACGCGTGAGAAGGTGTATTGGCGCAAGTTCATGGCTGGCAGCTTGAATCAGGATCGGTATGGCCTCAAGCCGCAGACCAGTGTCACCATTTCCATTGGCGACATGCATTTGGATGCATTGAGGAAGGTTAATGTTGAGATTGCTGCGTTGGACGCGGAGGATTTGCGGCGCGATGTGATTGATGGCGAGTGCGAGGACGTGACGGATGGGGGGTGATTTATGGCTGTTGTGATTAATAAGTCGGTTGAGGTTTGCGCGACGTGCGGGGGAACTGGGACGCTTATTGTTCCGATATATCACCGGCAATCTTTTAACATTGGCAGCGGTTATATTGACGAGCGGTGTGATACTTGCGAGGCGTGCGGCGGTCTTGGCGAGGTTGATAGATTGGACGATACTGATGAGTGAGGCCAATCCGTTTACTGAGTTTGTGACGCGTTACCGCGCTGATCCTGTTTTGTTTGTTCGCGAGGTGCTTGGCGCTGAACCGTTGGCTTATCAGTCGGAGTTTTTGCAGGCGATTGCTGATGGTGAGCGCAAGGTTAGTGTTAGGTCTGGGCACGGAACGGGCAAGAGCACCTCTGCATCTTGGGCCATGCTTTGGTTTTTGCTGCTACGTTTTCCGAATAAGGTTGTTGTGACTGCACCCACTAGCGGCCAGTTGTTTGACGCGTTATTTGCTGAAATGAAGCGTTGGATCAATGAGTTACCGCCTCATCTTAAGGAGATGTTGGTGGTTAAGAGCGACCGCGTTGAGCTTTCTTCGGCTCCATCTGAGGCGTTTATATCGGCGCGCACGTCCCGCGCTGAGACTCCAGAAGCTCTTGCCGGGGTTCACAGTGAGAATGTTTTGTTGGTTATAGACGAGGCGTCGGGGGTTCCTGAGAAGGTGTTTGAGGCTGCTGCTGGTTCGATGTCTGGGCACAATGCCACGACGATTTTGCTGTCCAATCCAACGCGATCCAGCGGCACGTTTTACGAAAGTCAGACGCGTTTAGTTGATACTTGGTGGACGCGTCGTTGGTCGTGCATT